ATTTCTTACAGATAGTTGACCTTCCCGTTGTATGGGGCAATAAGGTTGTTGTACGTGGGTGGACACAAGAAATAGAAGAACCTTTTCGCACCTCGGAACCTCTTTTGATACGATTACCTAAGTACAAGGCACTAGTCTTAGGTAAATGGACTGGTAGCAAAACTGAAGAAGAAGCACTCAAATCGGCACTAGAAACACGGGAAGTTACATATGATGATTTTACGGAAGAAGCAGGATGGACAGCCCCAGACTCGGATAGAGAAGAGAGTGGCGAAGATATCTACGCCAGACTTGATTCAGTGGATGGAACAGTCAATGTACACGATTGGCAAACTTATTACCGAATGGCAAAAGAGTCCGAACAGTGATGCACTTTTAGATGAAGTAGAGATGGGTGCAGAAGCATTCTTAGCAATTGCTAGAGAATTGAAGCGTCGCAAATAGTGTGTTACAATTTGCCTGCTTCACCTCTCTCTTGGTCTGGCGACGACCCACTTCGGTGGGTCTAGTCATTTAGGAGGACAAAATGGAAACTTACGATTCCGATAAGTTTGAAGAGATTAATCCTGAGTTTTATTTGCAGGAAGAACTTCTTCCCGAAGAAGCCCCAGAAGACGAACTAGATGAACTATCTCAACAGTTTGTTAACAAACTAATAGATAAAATTATGGACTTCTTAAAAGTCCTTGTAGGTCATGATTTGCACCCATACCAAAAACCCTTAGCACGTCGCATCATTGAGTCTGTAATTATCAATGATGGCGAAGAAATCACAGCACTTGCTTCACGTCAGTCAGGTAAGTCAGAAACTGTTGCTGACACAGTAGCCACACTAATGATTTTGCTTCCACGTCTTGCAAAGTTGTATCCAGACCTTCTTGGGAAGTTTAAAGGTGGTTTATGGGTTGGCCTTTTTGCGCCTACAGAAGGACAGGTAGAAACACTTTTTGGTCGTACTGTGACACGTCTCACATCTGAACGTGCAATTGAAATTATGGGTGACCCAGAAATTGATGATGTTGCAGCACGTGTAGGTGGTGTTACACGACAAATTAAATTAAAGAAGTCTGGCTCCACAATTACGATGATGACTGCAAACCCTCGTGCAAAAATTGAATCTAAGTCTTTCCATTTGATTATCATTGATGAGTGCCAAGAAGCAGATGACTTCACTGTGTCTAAATCAATTTCACCAATGCTTGCGTACTACGCAGGAACCATGGTTAAAACAGGCACTCCTACAACTTCTAAAAACAATTTTTATCGTGCTATCCAAATGAACCGACGTCGCCAAAATGAAAAGGGCAAACGTCAAAATCATTTCCAATGGGATTGGAAAGAAGTTTCAAAGTACAACGAAAACTATGAGAAGTTCATTAGAAAAGAAATGCTACGTATTGGTGAAGACTCAGATGAGTTTCAAATGTCATATTGCTGCAAATGGTTACTTGAAAGAGGTATGTTTGTTACTTCTTCTGTAATGGACAAACTTGGTGATACGTCTCAAGAGTTAGTTAAGTCATGGCATAAGACTCCTTGCGTTGTCGGCATTGACCCTGCACGTAAAACTGACAGCACTGTTGTAACTGTTGTGTGGGTTGACTGGGATAGACCAGATGAGTTTGGTTACTTTGACCATCGTGTTTTAAACTGGATGGAATTACAGGGAGATGACTGGGAAGAACAGTATTTCCAAATTGTAAACTTCTTAGAGAACTACGACGTCCTTGCAGTTGGTGTAGATGCTAACGGTGTTGGTGATGCAGTAGCGCAACGTCTTAAGTTGCTGTTACCTAGAGCAGAGGTTATGTCACTCACCTCTAGCCCGTCAGAACAGTCAAAGCGTTGGAAGCACTTACAGGCACTAATTCAACGAGAGATGGTTTCTTGGCCTGCTCATGCAAAAACCCGCAGACTTCGTACTTGGAAACGTTTTTACCAACAAATGGTGGATGCAGAAGTTACTTTTAAAGGTCCTAACTTTTTAGTGGCAGCACCCGATGAAACCTACGCCCATGACGATTTTGTGGACTCTTTATCTATTGCTTGTTCCTTGACACAGGACTTAGTAATGCCAGAAGTAGTTGCCTCAAGTAATCCTTTTTTTGGCAGTTAAACAACACAAGAGGGTTAAAACGAGAGACACTTTTCTCTGGAATGGCCTTCCATAATCCTTAAGGAGTAAACATGACAATTTCACCAGCACCTCGCTTTCCAGAGCGTGCACCACACAACTACGAAGTAAAAGGTGCAGGCAACGAAACACGCCGTGGACCACTTCGTTTTGAAGAAGGTATCGCAACCGATACTGATGTTCCAAATGATTTCCAAAAGGGAATGATGCAGGGAATGGTTCCTGCAGCAGGTCGCCCTAACCACAATGCAAACGTATTTGAGAAGCCAGCAGCAGAAACTCTTGCTGAGCGTGCTCACGTAGGTTCTGCTGCATGGGTAGAGGCACCAACTTTCCTTGGTGAGTTCGCACACGGCACATACAACGACTACTCTGCTCAAACAATTGAGACAGTAGTTCGTTCAGGTGGACGCACACAGCGTCAATCTGCAACCGTAGTAAACGACTAATTTAAGCAGACAGCCGAATGGCCTCCACACTAGTGTGGGGGCCATAGGCGGATTTTTTGGAGGAAAAATAAATGGCAAGTAAACCAGCCAACCCACGATTGTGGAACACTATTGTCGCACTGGCAAAAGCAAAGTACTCCAACTACCCAAACCCAGGTGCATCACACTGGGTGCATAAATCGTATGTTGAAAAAGGCGGTCAGTTTATTGAGACCTCTGAAAAAGACCGTCGTAAAAAGATGGAACAAAAGAAACAAGAAAACAAAGCCCAAAAAGAACGCATAACAAAAAAAGAAGATAAACCTTCTAAAAAGGATAAAGGCAAGAAGTAATGTCATTTCTTGATTTCAGCCCTCCTAGTTATAGGGCTGCGTCGTCCGATTTAACAATCTCCATTTCTCCCCTTGGACTTGTTGAACTTGCCGACGAAGAATTTGAAGTACACGGTCCAAGATTAAATCGTTACTCCCTTAACTGGGCAATGTATTTGGGACACCATTGGGGTTATCGCCGTGAGTCAGGCGAAATGCAAATTGCAGTTAACTATTACAGAGCATTTAATGACTTCTTAGCACGTTTCGTTTTTGGTAAGGGTGTTCACTTCCGTTCCCCTAAAGCAACAGAAGCAATTATTCCAGACCGCTTAGAGCGCATCTGGGAAGTAGATAATGACAAAATGCGTGTGCTTCTTGAGATGGCACAGCAAGGCGGAATTACTGGTGACATATTTACAAAGATTGCATACGAAGAACCATGGACAGATTCTGCAGGTGGATTCCACCCAGGACGTGTTCGTATTCTTCCTATGAACTCTTCGTTCTGTTTTCCTGAGTTTCACCCGCATGACCGCACACGTTTACTGCGTTTTAAACAAAAGTATCGTTTCTGGGGAACATCTCTAGAAGGTACTCGCCAAGTATTTACTTACACTGAAATTCTTACAGATGACACAATTGAAGAGTACATCAACGATGAACTCATTGACTCACGTCCTAATCCACTTGGATTAGTTCCTGTAGTCCACATACCTAATGTTCCTGTTTCAGGTTCGCCATGGGGTCTCGCAGACGCACACGACATCATCACAATAAACCGAGCCTATAACGAGATATCAACTGACGTAGCAGACATCATTAACTATCACGCTTCCCCTGTGACAGTTATTGTTGGTGCTAAAGCCTCTAACCTTGAAAAGGGCGCAAAGAAGGTTTGGGGCGGTCTTCCAAAAGATGCCCAGGTCTTCAACTTAGAAGGCGGTGCACAAGGTATTGACGGAGCCTTGAAGTACCTAGAACTTCTAAAACGCTCAATGCATGAAATCATGAACATCCCAGAAACCGCACTGGGTCAAGTTCAACCTATCTCCAATACATCAGGTGTTGCGCTTTCTATTCAGTATCAGCCATTGATGAATCGTTGGTCACAGAAGGTTGCTCAATACGGTAAAGGCATTGAACGCATCAATGAACTTGCGTTACGTACTCTTGCATTAAAAGAACCTCAACTTCTTATGTACGACCCAGCACAAGATGGGCCACTCAAGGATGGTCAACTAGACCGTCTTGACCCTAATGACCCAATCACGTACCAAAACTATGTGCAGTTCCCACAACCACTGCCATTAGATAAGTTAATTGTTTTGAATGAAATTCAAACTAAATTGGGCATGGGCCTAGAGTCCAAAGAAGGAGCCTTGCGTACGCTAGGCGAGGAATTCCCAGAAGAGAAGTTACTTGAAATTCGGGAGGAACTCATTGCTGATGCTCAGGCTGATGGCGCCTTACAACTTGTAAAGATTCAAGTCCAAAAAGCAATTATGGACATGACAGGCATGATGATGGGTCCAGACGGAAATTCTGCTATCCCGATGCCACCACAACAATTAGGTGATGGCGATGTTCTGGGTGACGGTATTGAAGGTGCCCCATCAGAAGAAAACGCAAAGAACCCAGATAATTTAGCAAGCGAACAAGCAAACATGGATGCTGAGTCCGCTATTAGAAACAAACTTGTCACTGAAGCCTACGGAACTAAACTTCCACAACGCAGAGCAGTAGACAGAGAATAAAAGAATTCTGATAAAAATCAGAATATAACGAGACAAAAGCATTAAAATGTAATGCAATTATCTCACTATAACCAAGTGATACGCCGCAAGGCATTCGGACAACTAGACAAGAAAGATAAGTGAATCCTAATGGATACAGACAACCAAGTAGTAATGGATGAACTGCCAGTAAACTCGGCAAATGCTCCAGAAGTGAGTGACCAAGTGGAAAAAACTTTTACTGCAGACGACCTTGCAAAGGCTCGTGAGCAAGAAAAGGCCAAGGTCTATCCAAAAATGGAAAAAATGGCTGAAGAACTTGCTTCATTGAAAAAGCAAGCAGAAGAAGTTGCTGCTAAAGAAGCAGAAAGAACTGCCCAAAGAGCAGCAAAGAAAGCCGAAGAAGTTGCAAAAGCAAAACAGAAAGAAGAAGAAGAACTTTCTGTTAAAGAACTCCTATCTAAGAAGGAGCAAGAATTTCAAAGTCAACTTGACAATGAACGTCTTGAGAGAGAAAAGGCTTTTGCCCTTCTTGAAAAAGAACGTCAATTCACAGAATTGATGAATTACCGTCAGGGCCGTCTAGAACAAGAGCGTGACAGCATTGTTCCTGAACTTATTGACCTGATTCAAGGTAATTCAAAAGATGAAATTGAGCAGAGCATCGCAATGTTAAAAGAGAAATCTTCTAGCATTCTTGCGTCAGCCCAAGCAGCAATGCAATCCGCAAAGCAGCAAATGGTTGGAGCACGTGTAACGGCTCCAGCATCAGGACCCCTAGATAATGACTCGGAACAATCATCGTACTCGCCCGATTCACTTCGGGATATGTCAATGGCAGACTATGCGAAGCAAAGAGCCAAACTACTTGGCAGTGCAGCAAGCAATCGTGGTCAGGGACTGTTCGGTTAATCCCCCCCTTAACAACTAATGAAAGGACTTGACCTCAATGGCAAGTGCAATTACAGGTACAGGGCAACTCGCTACTGCCCCAACCGCCTACTCAGGCGCTAACTCAAGCCTCAACCAGGCTATCCAAACAATCTGGTCAAAAGAAATTTTGTTCCAGGCAATGCCAATTCTTCGTTTTGAACAGTTCGCTGTTAAGAAGACTGAACTAGGAGTTGCTCCTGGTCTTCGTGTGAACTTCCTTCGTTACAAGAACTTTGCTGTTGACCCATCACCTCTTACAGAAGGTGTGCGTATGACAACAAACGCTCTTACAGCAGAACAGATTGCAATCACAGTTGCAGAACACGGTTACGCAGTAGCAGTTTCTGAACTACTTCTTAACGCATCATTTGATGACGTTATGGCATCTGCTTCACGTCTTCTAGGTCGCCACATGGCACAGTACCTAGACGTACAGGCTCGTAACACACTATCTGCAGCAACTTCTGCAGTATTTGGTTATGACCGTTCAGGCATCTCAGGCGGCGCCTTTACTAACTACGATGAAGGCACAGCAGGAACTTCAATCGCATCACTTGATGGCGCATTTAAGTTAACAACTGCTGCAATCAAGGACGCTGCTCTTACCCTTGCTGGTAAGAACATCCCACGCCTTGGCGAAACCTATGTACAGTTCGTACACCCAAAGCAGTCTCGTGACCTTCGCTCTAACCCAGAGTTTATTGAAGTCACAAAGTACGCTGCTCCAGGTAACTTCATGCTCGGTGAAATTGGTCGTCTATACGACGTAGTATTCATTGAAACAACACAGGTTAAGAAGTTGGCAATCAACGCTGGCTACACAACCTCAACATCTGTTGGTGTTCCAGCAGACCAGGGAGTTGTGCCTGTTAAGGCTAACACAGCCCCAGGTTCAGGTGGAAACCCAGAGTCTGCAGATTTCACTGCAGAAAAGGGTTACCTAACATCAGCAACTGGTAACGCTGCTGAAGTTTACGAATCAATCATGATTGGTGACAACGCATTCGGTCACGCAATCTCACTCCCAGTTGAACTACGTGATGGTGGTGTTCTTGACTTTGGTCGTGAGCACGCTCTTGCATGGTACGCAATTTGGGGCCTTGGTGTAATTACAGACCAGGCTATCGTCAAGGTTTACACAAACTAAGACTCCGTAGTTGTCTGGGGGACCTACTCCTTCCTGGTCCCCCAGCCACTACAAAAAATTAAAAACTATTTTAGGAGAAAAACACCGTGGCAAATACACCAGTAAGTCCGCTTGACGCAACAGGCCGTGCAGCGGCTGAAGCAACAAAGAAAAATGCAGAAGAACTTAGAAAGCGCAAAGATGAAATATCTATTGCCGCTCAAGTTGAAGCAGAGAGCATGGAACGGGATGTCTTTGACCCAAAGCACCCAGATGCTCCGCTTGTTCTAGACGAGATTGAAACCGTTGGAGTATCAACAGCAGGAGATATGGTTGTAATTCGTACCATTACCGATGTTGAAGAAATGACTTACGGAGTTGGAAATCACTACACCTTTAAAGCAGGTGTTAAGTACCGAGTTCCATCTAGTCTCGCCAGTTATCTAGAACAACTTGGATATATTTGGCGGCCTAACTAAGGCTTGTCAACAAATGTCCAACCTCAACTGGTTCCCGCCCTCCTCCCAGTTGGGGTTGGACCTTTTTTTAACGCGTATATTTGAGATGATTGCGCTAATTAGTTTTCGGAGGTTACGTGGCTACACTAACAAACCTTGCAGACCGTCTACGGTCTGAACTTGGTGACCTAGGTAAATCTTTTGTTTACCAGTTTGTAGCCGACGGTACTACCAACCGTTATTTACTCCCTTATTCCCCTGTAGATGCCATTAACATGGTCATCTCTGTAGACGGAACAGACGTCTCTCCAACCGTAGATGTTGAAGAAACCACTGGGTATATGACCTTTGATACGACTCCTGTAGAAGGCGCAACAGTAGTTGTTGTAGGAACTTATTTTAGATACTTTACTGTTACTGAAATTGAAAGATTTGTTTGCACTGCCTTTGAGCAACACACTGCAAACCACGCCGATACTTATGGCAGAGCAGTTCTCTTTGAAACTATTCCTGGGCTAGAAGAATATCCAATAGTTATTTATGCATCTACTTTAGCGCTATACACACTAGCCACAGACGCCTCATTTGACATTGACATCTCTGCTCCAGATGGTGTGACTATCCCTCGTTCTGAGCGTTACCGTCAGTTAATGCAGATGGTTGATATTCGCAAAAATCAATATAAAGAACTTTGTTCACAACTTGGTATTGGTCTTTACGCTAT